CCTCTTTTCGCGCATCCACAATTGGCGGGACGGGGTAAATCAAGGACTTACAGATGGCGAGGCCAAGGCTGCCCGCCGCCAAGGCTGAGGCCTCCGGCGCGGCATTGAAGAACGCGGGGAGATTTGAGGGTCGTGGCGCTCCAAAGCGGACGCGCCCCCTCGGGGAACCCTATGCCCGCATGGGCGAGATCGAGCGGGAGTACTGGGCGGAATTCGCCGAGGAGCTTCCGTGGTTGCACTCGGGTCACCGGGTGTTGCTGAGGCTGACGTGCCAGCTTGCGGCCCGGATGGATGCCGGGGAGGAGATGGGTGTTTCGGCGTCCCAGGCACTTAGCTCGCTGCTGTCGAAGCTGGGGGCGACGCCGGTAGACGAGACGAAGGTATCGCATGGTGGCGGAGACGAGGACGAAGATCCTGCCGAGCAGTTCTTCACTCGACCGAACTAACGCCTATGCGGAAGCCGTGCTGTCAGGCGAGATCGTCGCCGGGCCGCATGTGCGGAATGCCTGCCGCCGCCACTTCGATGACCTGGAGAAAGGGGCGGAGCGGGGGCTTCGGTTCGATGTTGAGGCGGCTGACCGGGTATTCGGGTTCTTCGAGAATGTCCTGCGCCTGAGTGAGGGCCAGTTCGAGGGTTTGCCGTTCCAGCTTCAGCCCGCGCAGGCGTTCATCGTGGGCAGCTTGTTTGGATGGGTCCGGGCGGATGGCACGCGCCGGTTCCGCCGGGCGTACATCGAGCAGGGGAAGGGCAACGGCAAGTCCCCTATGGCGGGCGGTATTGGCCTGTACGGGATGCTTGGAGACGGGGAAGCGGGTTCGCAGGTCTACGCGGCCGCAGCCAAGCGTGAGCAGGCAGGGATCCTATTCGCCGACGCGGTGAAGATGGTCAATGCGTCGCCGTCGCTGTCCAAGCGCATCGACTTCAGCGGCGGGCCTGGTCGCGAATACAACATGGCGTTCCATAGGACCGGGAGTTTCTTCCGGCCTGTGTCGCGCGATACCGGCAAATCGGGTTCCGGCCCGCGCCCGTACTTCGTCTTGGCGGACGAGGTTCACGAGCTGCCGGACGGCAAGATCCTGGAGATGCTGGAGCGCGGCTTCAAGTTCCGGCGCCAGCCTCTTCTCTTCATGATCACGAACAGCGGGTCGGATCGGAACTCGATCTGCTGGGCTGAGCATGAGTGGGCGGTCAGGGTTGCGGCGGGGAACCGGGAGGACAACCCGGATAACTCCATCGCCTACCTTGGCGAGCCGCTGGACGACACGACGTTTAGCTACGTCTGCGCGCTGGATGACGGCGACGACCCGCTTAACGATCCCAGTTGCTGGCCGAAAGCTAACCCGCTTCTGGGCACGACGATCACCGAGGAGTATCTGGCCGGGGTGGTTGACCAGGCCAAGAACATCCCGGCCAAGCAGAACGGCATTCTCCGGCTGCACTTCTGCGTGTGGACGGATGCGGACTCGGCGTGGATGAGCCGCGAGGCGCTGGAGCCTCTGCTGGAGGACTTCGACACCACGGCGCACCACGGCGAGGAGATCCACCTAGGGCTGGACTTGTCCCAGAGCCGCGACATCACGGCGATGGGCTGCGTAGTCCGGACTGGCACGACTCCGGAAGGCAAGCCAACGTTCGAGGCGTGGGTTGAGGCATGGACGCCGGGCGACACGATCCGGGCGCGCGAGGATCGGGACAAGATCCCGTACACCCTCTGGCGCGACCAGGGCCACATCCACGCACCGGACGGCGAGAACATCAGTTACCGCCACGTCGCACAGACGATGGTGGAGTACGACCGAGACTACAAGGTGAAGATGGTCGCTTACGACCGTTATGCCTTCCGCAGGTTCGAGGAGGACGCGGCGGAGCTGGGCTTGTCGCTGAACTTCGTTGAACACCCGCAAGGTGGCACGAAGAAAGCCAAGCCGACCCCCGAGATGATCGAGTCGGCCAAGCGGGCTGGCAAGGAACCCGAGGGGCTTTGGTTCCCCGGCTCGCTGCGGATGTTCGAGGACGCGATCTATGAGGGCCGGATCCGCTTCAAGCGGAACCCGGTGCTGGTGTCCGCGCTCATGTCCGCCGTGACCGAGCAGGACAAGTGGGACAACAAGTGGCTGGCGAAGCAGAAGTCGGTGAACAAGATCGACGCGGCGGTGGCGCTGGTGATGGCGTTCGGCGCAGCTCAGGCGCAGCCGATTGAACAGAAGTCTGCCCCGTTCTTCATCGGCCTTTAGTACGGCGACCTAAGAGAGAAGCACGCCTTGGCTTGTGGTATAAAAGACGGGCCGGAAACGCTGCGTCAACAGCGCCCGGCCCTGACCACAACGAGAGGTGACCTCGCTATGGCTGACGCCATTCTAGCCGACGTGGAAGCGTCCGGCATCTACCAGATTCGGAATCTGGAGAGCGGCAAGAAGTACATCGGGAGCGCCAAGTGCTTCCGAATCAGATGGAATGCCCATCGGGCGAAACTCAATCGAGGGTCGCATCATTCCCGGCATCTTCAAGCCTCATGGCACAAGAATGGTGGGGATGCGTTCGTATTTGAGGTTGTCGAAGTTTGCTCCGTTGAAGATCTGCTTCAGCGGGAGCAGTGCTGGTTAGATGCGGAACGCCCTGAATACAACGTTTGCCCGAACGCAGGTAACACGCTTGGCCGGCGGTTCACGCCGGAGAGTAGGGAGAAGATCGCGGCGAAGGCGAGAGGTAGGACATGCCCTCCTAGGTCCGCCGAGCATCGTGCGAAGCTTTCTGCGGTCCACGCTGGGAAAAAGAAGCCACAGCACGTAATGCGCGCTCTGCAAGAGGGTCGTCGTCGGCGGGTATTCACGGACGAGCAGAGGGAGCAGATGTCACGCTCTCTCCGGAAAGCCTACGAGGAGGGCCGCAAGCCGAGGGAGAAGTCTGAACCGCATAGGTTCAGCATCGGCAGGCACTTCGCCAAGCTCAGCGACAACGAGATAAGAGCGATCCGAGCCTTGCGAGCCAGCGGCGTCACCGGCAGGGAGTTGGCGAGAAGGTATGGATCGAACCCGGGGACAATCTCGGAGATATGCAGCGGCAAACGATACCGCTGGGTTACATAACCAAAGCCCCGCCTTGAGCGGGGCTTTCTTGTTGGAGATGAAGTGGATACCAATCGCGCCTACTCACTGCTAGAGGTCAAGTCCGTTGACGGCGACCAGAGGACGTTCAAGGGCCTAGCTACCTCGCCCGTCCCTGATCGGGTCGGGGATGTTGTGGAGCCGCTTGGGATCAAGTTCCAGAATCCGCTCCCGCTCCTGTGGCAGCACCAACACGACAAGCCAATCGGCCATGTGGTGTTCGATAAGCCGACGGCCAAGGGCGTGACCTTCACGGCGACCATCCCGACCATTGACGAACCAGGACCGCTTAAGGATCTGGTTGACATGGCATGGCAGTCGATCAAGGCAAAGCTGGTTCGCGGCGTGTCGATTGGGTTCCGGGCGCTGAAGCACGCATACATCGAAGGCGGCGGAATCCACTTCCAAGAGTCGGAGGTGTTTGAGCTGTCCGCTGTGACCATCCCGATGCACCAGCTCGCGACGATCCAAGCCGTGAAGGCACTTGATGCTAGGCACCTTGGCCTGACGCCGCGCACCAACGGCGGCATCCAACTGGTGAAGTCCGGCCCGACCACGAGCGGCGGTATTCGACTGATTCGGGGCTAGGCCCCACACAACGGCGAGGTTGCGATGAAACAGTCTGAACTCGAAGCTCTCCCGGTTGCCAAGGGCGTGATGTTCGGTAGCGAGTTGGTGTGGGACGAGGACGGGGAGAAGTGGTGGATTGGCCTGATTGATGGCGTCCCCCATCGTCGCCCGTTTGGCCCACAGTTCTCAGTCGCCGAATTTGAGGTTTCAAGCGGAGCGGAAAAGGCTTCCGTGAGAATCCCGTTTAGTGGCGTTGCTTCGGATCGTCTGAAGCGTGCCGCTATGAGCTGGGGTGCAAAGCACTTCGGATGCGATGAGATCGATTTGGAAGTAACCGCATCGTCGTGAGACGAAGCGCCGCACTGTCGTGATGACAGCGCAAGGCCCACTGAGGCCAGCCGGGTGAGATTCCCGGCCCTATTCGGCGCGTCCCGTGGAAGGGAACGGCGCAAGGTATCCCGTGGAAAGGATGCCGCCTAACTGACTGTCGTGAGACAGCCGAACGCATCGCTGCGAAGCGACGCAATCCAATGAATGGAAAACAACAATGGCTAGCAAGTCCGTTGCGGAGCAGATCGCCGACCTGAAGGCGACCCGCGAAGCGAACCAAAAGAAGATGGGCGAGATCGCCCAGAAGTCGATTGACGAAGGCCGTAGCATGAACGACGCCGAGTCGGCGGAGTTCGATACGGTCGAGAAGGATATCGGCACCCTCGATGCTGACATCGCCCGTCTGACCCGCCTCGAGTCGATCCAGCGCGCCACTGCCACGAGCGTGGAGAAGGATGTCGCTGCGGCCAAGGAGGCGTCCGCGCCGAATGGCAGCCGCAAGCTGGAGCCGGTCCAGGTCAAGAACACCGAGAAGCTGGAGCCGGGTATCGAGTTCGCTCGTTACGCCATGTGCCAGCTCGCGACCAAGGGCAACGCCGAGCAGGCCTTCCGCCTCGCCGAGCGTCACTACCCGCAGAACGAGCGGATCGTCAAGGCGCTGAAGTTCCAGGCCGAGGGCGGCAAGTTCGAGCACATCATGAAGGCGACCGTCGAGGCCGGCACCACGCTGGACGCGACGTGGGCCGCCCCGCTGGTGGACTACCAGAACTTCGCTGGTGACTTCGTCGAGTTCCTGCGCCCGCAGACCATCATCGGCCAGTTCGGCCAGAGCGGCGTGCCGGATCTGAACCGCATTCCGTTCAACGTGCGGATCGCTGGTCAGACCAGCGGCGGTTCCGCTTACTGGGTGGGCGAGGGCGCTCCCAAGCCGCTGACCGCGTTCGACTTCACCGCGACTGAGCTGCGCTGGGCCAAGGCCGCGACCATCGCGGTTCTGACCGAGGAGCTGATCCGCTTCAGCAACCCGTCTGCCGAGCGTCTGGTGCGTGATGCGCTGGCCGGTGCGGTCGTGGGCCTGCTGGACACGGACTTCATCAACCCGGCCAAGGCTGCGGTGTCGAACGTCTCGCCTGCCTCGATCTTGAACGGCGCGACGGCGATTCCCTCGACGGGCGGCACTGACGCCGAGGCGGTTCGTTGCGACCTCCAGGCCCTCTGGGCGCCCTTCATCACGGCGCGCAATCCGCCCCGCACTGCGGTCTACATCATGAACTCGACCACGGCTCTGGCCGCGTCGCTCATGACCAACCCGCTGGGCCAGCGCGAGTTCCCCGGCCTGACGATGAGCGGCGGCACCTTCAACAACATCCCGACCATCGTTTCGGACTACGTGCCGGACGGCGTCGTGGCTCTGGTGAACGCCCGCGACGTGTGGCTGGCCGACGACGGCCAGGTGACCATCGACGCGAGCCGAGAGGCCTCGCTGCAGATGCTCGACAACCCGACCAACAACAGCGCCGCGGGCACTGCCACTTCGATGGTCTCGATGTTCCAGACCAACTCGGTGGCCTTCCGCGCCGAGCGCTACATCAACTGGGCGCGTCGTCGGGATTCCGGCGTTGCCTACCTGACGGGCGTCAACTGGGGCGCTTGCGGTAGCTAAGTAAGACGGAAGGGCGGCAGGAGCCGCCCTTCCTTTACCGAGGTGATAAATGGTCGAGTTTGAATACAAAGATGGGCGCCGTCGCCGGATGAGGCAGGTATTCGCGACCGCGCTGACGAAGCTGGGGCACGGGCAGGTCTATCAGACTTCTGAGTTGAAGCCCGCTCCCGCTCCTGCGCCTGAGCCGGAGACCTCCCCTGTCACTGGCAAGCCGAAGCGCAAGTACCAGCGTCGGGACATGAAGGCCGAGGATTGAGATGGCATTTTCTGCGAGCGAGATGACCGAGGCGGCGGGCGTCCGCCGCTACGGCGCTGACTACTTGAAGGCGCTGAACCCGGTCCCTTCGCATCGCGGGGGCTGGCATACGATCAACGAGCCATTTACCGGCGCGTGGCAGCGGAACCTGGAGGAGAAGCACGGGACGGTCCTGTGCTACCCGACTCTGTTCACCTGCCTGAGCCGGATCAGTCAGGACATCGGCACCATGCCGTTCGTCTTGAAGAGGAAAGACCAGAATCGGATCTGGCGGGAGGTCGAGGGCGATAGCCCGTACTGGCCGGTCCTGCGCAAGCCGAACAAGTTTCAGACGGACCAGCAGTTCCGAGAGGCGTGGGTCCTCTCCCTACTGATCCACGGCAACGCCTACATCCTGAAGCAGCGCGACAATCGCGGCATTGTCACGGACCTGTACGTGATGGACCCTTGCCGCGTCATGCCGATGATCGCCGATAACGGCGATGTCTACTACCAGGTCAATTACCCGAGCGCCCAGAACCTTCTGCCGGAGAACTACCCTGCCGAGCAGCTGACGATTCCGGCGTTTGAGATCATCCACCACCGGATCAACTGCTTCATCCACCAGCTGGTAGGCATCCCGCCCCTGTGTGCGGCGAACCTGCCTGCGGTGAAGAACCTGAAGATCCTGCGGAACTCCACGGAGTTCTTCGCGAATGGTGCGCGCCCCGGCGGGATCCTGACTGCGCCTGCGGGGATCAGCAAGGAAGATGGCGACGCAATCAAGGAGGCGTGGCAGCAGCAGTACGGCAACGGCAATCAGGGGAAGATCGGCCTGATCGGCGCTGACCTGAAGTACACCGATCTCGGCATGTCGAGCGGCGCGGACTCGCAGCTTGTGGCGCAGCTTGAGTATTCGGACCGGCAGGTCTGCCAGCCGTTCCACGTGCCGCCGTTCATGGCTGGAATCGGCGAGATCCCGGCCGGGATGGAGGTGGACGAAGTAACGACCGCGTACTACCAGCGCGCTCTGCGGCCCATCGTCGAAGGCATGGAGCGGCTGCTGGACGAAGGCCTGCGCATCTCCCGCCCTATGGGCGTTGAGCTGGACGAGAACGCGCTACTTCGCATGGATCTTGGCAAGCTGGCCGAGGTTGAGTCTGCCCTCGTTGGCGGCAAGATCAAGACGCCGGACGAGGCCCGAGAGATGTTCGGCCTTGCGCCTACGGGCGGCGGCAACACGCTGTGGGGACAGAATCAGGACTACCCGCTGGGGATGCTGGCGAATCGCGCAGAGTGGGATCCGGACATGCAGGCTACGCCGCCCCCTGTCGCGCCTGCTGCACCGCCTCCGAGTGGTGGGGATGGCGGTGGCGAGGATGAAGAGGCGACTCGCGCCTTCCTAGCTTACGTGCAGCGCGAGCTTGAGGCGGGAGTTGCTGGCGATTGGGTCGACGAGCTGTTCTCTCAGTCGCCTCTGGATTACGTGCGGGCGTTGGCGGCTGCCTCTGCCCGGGCCGGTTAGGCAAGGGCCGACAACGGCAAGCAAGGGTCGCAGAGATGCGGCCCTTTTCTTTTGGGAGACACGATGAAGCACGAAACGACTCTTGAGGCGGTCAAGATGTTGATTGACCGTCACAAGGATGGCGTAGAGAAGGCCGTCGGGAAGATGGCTGGACTTCTCGTGGAGTTCAACGACCGTATCGCAGCCCTTGCGGATGCCGCCCGCGAGGCGGAGCGGAAGCACGCATTGGCTCTCGCTGAGATTGCCGAGTCCCGTGAACGCGAACGCAAGGACCTTGCAGCCCTCGTCGAGCGCGTGAACGCGCTGGCATCTACGGAGGCTGGCAGTGAGCATGCTGAGGAAGTCGCCGCCCTTGCAAAGCGCATTGAGGAACTGGAAGCCCGGCAGCCCGAGAAGGGTGACAAAGGCGATCCCGGTCAAGATGCGCCGCCCGTCGAGGTTGACGTTGCGGAGGTGGTCAAGGAGCTGTTGGCCACGGATGGCGTCAAGCACATCGTCGGGATGGAGGTGGCCGCCTACATGACGGAGAACCCGCCTCCTGCCGGGCGCGACGGAAAGGACGGCGAGCGAGGCCCGCAGGGCGAGAAGGGCGCGGATGGTAGCGACGGCGCCGGAATCGCTGACCTGCTGATTGACCGAGAGGGCGCGCTGGTCGTGACCATGACGGACGGGCGCATGAAGTCGCTCGGCCAGATCGTCGGGAAGGACGGCGCTCCCGGTCGGGACGGTCGTGACGGCGTTGACGGCCTCGGCTTCGAGGACTGCGAGGTCGAGATTGATCCCGAGGGGGCGGGTACGGTCACGCTGAAGTACAAGCGCGGCGACCTCGTGAAGTCTGTCAGCTATTCGGCGCCCACGTTCCGGCACATCGGATTCTGGGGCAAGGGCATGACGGCCCAGGCCAGCGAGTTCACGACCCACGACGGCAGCCTCTGGATGGCGAAGTGCGCGACGGACACTGCCCCCTCTTACGACAACCCGCACTGGCAGCTTGCGGCCCGCAAGGGCGCTGACGGCCAGCGCGGCAAGGATGGCAAGGACTACCGGCCTAGTGAGCCGGTGAAGCTGCGAGGCTCCGATGCCTGACCTGATCACCAAGCAGGACGCCTACGAACACCTGCGCCTGGACTACGACAGCGACGGCAGCGCGGACGACGGCTGGCTGGACATTTTCATCCCGGCGGTGTCTGAGGCGGTGAAGGTTTGGCTCAAGGACGAGTGGCGTCCATACCAGCCTGTGCTGGATTCGGACGGGGAGCCGGCAGTGGACTCGGACGGTCGGCCTGTGGTTCTGCTGGACAGCAACGGGGATCCGGTGGTGCGCCACGTGGTGCGTGCTGCCTGCCTCGTTGAGCTGGAATCGCAGTACCGGTTCCGCTCCGGGGATGCCTCGACCGAGATGCCGTCCCATGCGGGCTACGGGTATTCGCTGGGTCGGGCGGCGACCAACCTGCTAACCCCGATTCGCAAGCCCACGGCAGCCTGACATGCCCGCAGTAGCATCCGGCGACCTTCGCCACCGCGTCGAGCTTCAGGCCTACGTGGAGACGGTCAATCAGAACACCGGCACGGTCACGAAGTCGTGGCAAACCGTGGCCCGCCCGTGGGCGCAGATCGTGCCCATGTCGGGCCGTGAGTTCCTTGCGGCGGCGGCTGAGCAATCCGAAGTTCGTGGCCGCATCGTCATCCGCTACCGGGGTGACGTGGACGCCACCATGCGCGTCCTGTGCCGGGGCAAGTACTACAACATCCACGCGGCGCTGCCTGATGCGGAGTCGGGCGTGGAACACATCACCCTGATGGTGGGTGAGGGCGTAAGATTGGATCAATAGCAACGGCGAGGTTGCAATATGGCTAGGCAGAAAGTAGGCGAGAAGAAGCTGCGTCGGCTGGCAGAGAAGACAGGCTTGGATCTTGTAGCTGCTCTGGTTAGGGGCGGGACCAAGCATCGCGTTGACCTCTGCGTCAGGGGAGGAGAAGTGGTGCACCTGTATCGGTGCGGCGCGTCCGAGAAGTCCGTGATGCGCCACTCTTACGGATGACCACATGGGCTTTGCTCGCGCCGGGGCCGTCCGCTTCGGCGGGGCAGGCCGAGCGGGTTAGGGGGCTGCCGCTGGGGGTTGTGGGCTGCGCCTATCAGTTGGCCCCGTGGGCTGACTTCATCGCCTCGACGGATGAAGCGTGGTGGCGAAAGTACCCCGAGGCCAAGACGCTTCCGGGGCTGAAGTTCGCCATGCACCACGTCGCAGGCGTGACGAAGGTGACGATCCCGAGGCTGGGGGTCTGCAATAGCGGCGTCTTGGCGCTGGAGTGCGCCAAGCGGCAGGGGGGCAAGCGCATCCTTCTGCTGGGATTCGACATGCACGGCTCGCACTTCTTCGGGAGGTACGCGAACGGGCTGAGCAACACGACGGACGCAAAGCGAGCCGTCCATCTCAGGCAGTACGAGGCTTGGCGTGATGCCAACCCTCAGATCGAGGTTCTCAACTGCACCGAAGGCTCGGCCTTGAAGTGCTTTCCAATGGCGAGATTGGATGATTGTCTACACGACGGTATTCGGCAGGACCGATCCGCTGCATGAGCCGAAGGTGCGCGGGAGCGCGCGTTTCGTCTGCTTCACGGATCAGCCCATCGAGTCGGCCAACTGGGAGATGGTGCGGCTGCCGAAGCAGGACGCGCCCACTCGGGCGAGCCGCTTGACAAAGGCGCTGTCCCATATCCAGTTCCCGGAGGTGGAATGGACGCTGTGGATGGACGCGAACTTCACTCTGCTGGTGGATCCGGAGGACCTGAAGCAGCACGGCGAGTTCGTGAACTTCGTGCATTCGGAAAGGGAGCGCATCACGGACGAGGCGAGGGAGATCATCCGGTTAGGAAAGGCCAAGCCAGACACCACCCGGCGCCAGCTCGCCGCCTACCACGCGGAGGGGTTCGACACGGACGCCACCCCCATGACCGTGCTGTCGTGCGACGGGGTGATCCTGCGGCGCCATACGGACGCGGTGAGGGCGGTTAACGAGGCGTGGGCGCAGGAGTTGCGGACCCACACCCTGCGGGACCAGATGAGTCTGGATTACGTCTGCTGGAAGCAGGGGCTGTCCCTGAGCCGGTGGCCGGGGTCGCACAAGGACAACCCGTATTTCCACCACACACACTACAAGCGGCCGGTGAATGACTACTAGGGTTTCGGTCATCACGCCGACCGCTGACCAGCCGACAGGGATGCGTTACCTGGAGGGCTTCATGGCTCGCCAGACCGTACAGCCGGACGAGTGGATCGTCGCGGATGACGGGCTGGAGCCTGCGGTCCTGACGATGGGACAGACCCACATTGTCCGGGAGCGGGTTGCCGAGGGGGCCGCATCGCTGGCCGGGAACATGCTGACGGCGCTGGAGCGCGTGACCGGCGACGTGGTGATCGTGTTCGAGCATGACGACCACTACCAACCGGACCATATCGAAACGTGCCTGCGGAACCTCGAAGGCTACAAGGCCACGGGAAGCGTCTGGCAGCGCTACTACAACGTGGAACATCGCTGCTGGATCGTGATGCGCAACATCGGGTCAGCGCTGTGCAACACGGCGTTCACCGCTGATCGCATTCCTGCGATGCGGGCGGCGTGCCGGGCGGCCATCGCGCGGAACAGCATCGGTCTGGATCGCCTTTTCTGGGGCTCCCTGCCCGCGAGCGAGAAGAACATCACCGATACGTACACGGTTACCGGGATCAAGGGCCTGCCGGGGCGCAAGGGGCTGGGCCTTGGGCACCGGCCGAAGACCAGTAATCGCAAGTGGACCGATGACCCTCAGTTAGTGAAGCTGCGTGAGTGGGTCGGCGAGGATGTGATGCTGTATGACCGTTGAGATCAAGGTCCACGGCCTCGATGAGATCGAGCGCAAGCTGAAGTCCTTACCCGAGAAGCTTGGCCGCAACGCAATGCGACGTGCGCTCCGCAAGGGTGCCAATGTGATCCGGGACGCCGCGAGGATGAATGCAAAGCGCGTCGATGACCCATACACGAAGTACAACCAGATCTGGAAGAACATTGTTGTCAAGGGTGGCGGACGCAAGCAGGAGAAATCTCAGGGAGGGCCATCTATGCGTGTTGGCGTCCTTGGGGGCGCTCGTGACATGCGGGCATATGGCGAACACTTCGGCGCTGGTCGTGGGAACCCGGGCGGGGATACCTGGTACTGGCGCCTGGTCGAGTTCGGAACTTCTGAAACGAGGGCTAAGCCGTTCATGACGCCAGCCATGATCGAGAAGGCCCAAGCCGCATACGACGCCATCGCGACCGACGCGATCAAGCAACTCGACAAAGAACTCTCCAAGCTGGGCTGACATGTACCCACCGATCTACCAACTGGCGCGCGACGACGCGGCGGTGACGGCACTGCTTGGCTCGCCGCCACGGTTCCGTCCCTTCGGCCACTACGACCAGAACGGACCGAGGCCGTACGCGGTGTGGCAGGTGATCTACGGCAACCCCGATAACTCGCTGTCGTGTGCCCCGAAGGAAGATCTCTATGGCGTGCAGGTCGACGCCTATGCCACGACAGAGGAAGAAGCTCGCGCTGTAGCCGCTGCGTTGCGCAATGCAGTCGAGTCCGACCACAACCCCGTCGTTGGCTACAACGGCGAGTTCTGGGAGCAGGCCACTGACCTCTACCGCGTGAGCTTCACCTGTGAATTCTGGACTGAACGTTAGTCCGTAACGCTTCGGGGTCATGAACCCGAACCGCCTGCCGTGAGGCAGCCGGAACACCCCGCCGAGAGGCGGCGTATCCCATCGATGGAAGGAAATTGAAATGCGTACTGCCGGCAGCAACCTGTACTTTCTCGACCCGGCGGATTGCTCCGTGGTCGAGGTCGGATGCCCGACCAACCTGTCTGGTCTGGACTCCACGATTGACCAGATCGAGACGACCTGTCTGAGCGACACCGCCCGCACCTACGAGGCCGGTCTAGCCACCCCTGGCACCGCGACGTTCACCCTGTCTCTTGACCCGCAGGACCCGTCCCACGTCCGCCTGTTGGAACTGAAGAAGGCGGGCACCACGCTCCAGTGGGCGTTCGGCCTTTCGGAATCCCCTGGCACCGCCCCGACTGGCGCCGCCGACTCTGACGAGGAGTGCGTGTTCACGCTGCCCACGTCGCGTTCGTGGATCACCTTCGAGGGGTTCGTCAACAGCTACTCGCTCGATGCGAGCTTGAACGCGGTCTACACCGTGAATGTTGGCGTGCAGATTTCTGGCGACCCCGACCTGATCCCGGCCACCAGCTAAACCGTTCTACGTCGGCGGTCTGGGGCTGTCTCCTCGCCGTGCAGATTCCCGCGCCGACACCTAACTCTATGGCGAGGTAGAAATGAGCAGTCTCAAAGAACTCCGTGGCTTGGGCGCATTCGTGTCCGACAAGCCTGTGCGCAAAGACATTACATTCAAGCTGGACGACGACATCGAGCATACCTTCACCATCCACGTGAAGAAGCTTTCCATCGGCGACTACGAGGCGCTCTTCCTGTCTGGAAAGGACGAGCGAAGCAACACCGCCAGAATGATCAGCTCGGCCGTCACTGTTGGCGACGACGGCAAGGAGAAGATCGGTTTTGAGGATGCGTATCGACTTCACCCCAGCCTCGCCGGGGCGATGGTCACCGCATTCACTGAGGTCAATTCCTCAAAAAAGTCCTGACGGCGCGCGACAAGTTCCTCTGTGATCTCGCGCTAGGACTTGGGAAGTCCCTCGCCGAGGTCTCCCAGATGACGCAGGCCGAGTTGAACGTCTGGGCTGCCTACGTCGAAGAGAACGGCCCCATGAATCTCGCCTTGCGTGTCGATGCCGCAGTGGCGCGTGCCGTCGTCCCATTCCTGAAGAACGCCAAGCCACGCGACCTCATGCCGTGGCCGAAAGAGCCTGAGCCGGAAGCGACGCCGCAGTCCGCATTCCTGGTGTTCAAGAACCTCGCAGCAAGAACAAAGGAAAACCGCTAATGGCAAGCCGCAGCCTGGGGTCGTTGACTATCGACCTCATCGCGAAGATTGGCGGATTCGAGCAGGGCATGGACCGGGCTGCCCGCGCTGCCGATAAGCGGATGAAAGAGATCGAGCGATCCGCCAAGATCGCTGGCGCTGCAATCGGCGCGGCGTTGGTTGTGGGTGCTGGCGTTGTCACTAGCCAGATCCGCAAGACCATCGACTCCATGGATGAGCTGTCCAAGGCGGCGGCTCGCGCGAATCTCCCCACAGAAGAGTTCTCCAAGCTGGCCTATGCGGGCGACTTGGCAGACGTGGCGATCCAAGACATTCAATCGAGCATGGGGCGCCTTGCGAAGGCGCAGGCGGATGCGCAGAAGGCCACCTCGCAGCAGGCGCGCATTTTCGACACGCTGGGGATCGCGACCAAGGATGCCGAGGGCAACCTGCGGAACACCTACGATGTGTTCCTAGATTTCGCCGATGCCTTCAAGCGGAACCAGGGATCGCCGGAGATCATGGCGGCGGGTCTCGTCATCTTCGGGCGTAGCTTCCAGAACCTTGTTCCCATGATCAAGGATGGTGCGCAGGGTCTGCGCGACGCTGGCGAAGAGGCAGAGAAGCTTGGGCATGTGCTGTCTGCCGAGGCCGGCAGGCAGGCGGAGGAATTCAACGACAACATTACCCGGGTCCAGAAGTCCATCCGTGGCATGTGGATGGAAGTGGCCACTCGGGCGCTTCCGCAGTTGACTCAGCTGTCTGCCGAGCTGGCGACGGCGGCGAAGAATACGGACCTCGCAGGATCGGCAGTTTCCATCCTGACAGCAGCGTTTCAGGCCGGTGTCTGGGTCGTTGAGCAGTACGGGAACGCCGTCGCGCGCACGTCGATTGCCATCGAGACCATGGTTGGGGCTGCCGAGGGATTGCGGGAGATCCAAAAGAACCTGGGTCCGGGCGGTCTGTTCAACGATGGGACCACTGCGGACGGCATCCGCAAGGTCGAAGCGGCGTTTGAGAACGGACAGAGGCGGCTTGATGCGCTGATCGCCCGGCAGAACAACCCGTTCCGCAATGTCGTGTCCGGGGCCAGCACAGTTTCGGCTGGGGCGCAGGGTCCGGATCGTGGGCTGGCTGGGATGTTCGGCGATGCCCCGAAGCGCGGCGGCGGTGGAAAGTCAGACGCGGAGCGCGAAGCCGAACGCCTCCAGAAGGCATACGAGTCCTTCATGGCTACCAGCCGCGAGCGGTTGGCACTCATGGGCACGGAAAGTGAGCTTGCCAAGGCGCTGTATCAGATAACGCAAGGCGACTTGAAGGCGCTGGATGCGACCCAGCGCCAGAACATCGTGACCATGGCAGAGCAGCTGGACGCTAAGCGCCTGTTGCTTGACGAGGTTGAGCGGGAGAACGACGAGCGGGAGAAGGAGCAGCGCCGGATCCAGGACGGAATGAAGGCCGGGCGGGGGACGCTGGATGACCTCGAATTCGAGCTGGAGCTGATGGGCAAGTCCAATGCAGAGAGGCGGACGGCGATCATGCTGCGCGGTCTCGATGCTGAAGCGGTCGCCAAGTATGGGGAGGCCATTGCTAAGGCGAACGAGGACATCGAGCGCTCGGCCCGTCAGATCGAGGTCATGGATCAGATGCGCTACGCGTTCTCTGACTTCTTCGAGGACACCCTCAGCGGAACGAAGTCGATCAAGGACGCCTTCAGCGACATGCTCGACAGCATCAATCAGATGATCCTTCGGAGGATCTCTGAGAACTGGGTTGAGCAGCTGTTCGGCGAGTTCGGCACCAACTCCGGCGGGTCCGCTGGGGGCAACTGGTTCTCCGCGTTCGCCGGGATGTTCGGAGGCGGTAGGGCCAATGGCGGCTGGGCGCAGGCCAACACCATGTACGAGGTCAACGAGCGTGGCCTAGAGATGGCGACGGTTCGCGGCCGCGACTACCTGCTCACCGGCAACAGCCCGGTCCAGATCACGCCTAACAGCCGGCTGGGCGGAGGCGGCCTAAACCAGATCAACAACTTCACGGTGCAGGGCCGGATCGACCGCCGCACGCAGGACCAGCTTGCGCAGGACGTTGGGCGCAAGGCTTCGGTTGCAGCGCGGAGGAACGGTTGATGCATATCAACGCGCGACTCGGCGTGTGCCCCGGGTACGGATGGGAGGGCGGGCCTGAGTTCCAGACCCGCATCATCACCCTACTGAATGGCCGAGAGCGGCGGAACGCGGATTGGGCACAGCCCCGGCACCGGTACTCTGCGCCGTTCCTCAACATCTCCCGCGACGCGTTCCGAGAGATCAAGAGGATGTTCCTCGTCTGCCAGGGGCAGCTCCACGCCTTCCGGTTCCGGGACGAGCTGGACTATCAAGCGCAGGACGAGCAGTTCGGCGTTGGCGATGGCACCACGACCCGGTTTCAGCTGTCGAAGGTCTCCTTTGTCGATGAGGTTGCGTATTCGCGGAACGTCTATGCGCTCACGGTGCCGCCGTCAGTTGAGGTGAATGGGGCCGGCGTCAGCGCGTTTGAGGCCGACATGGACCGTGGCGTCATCGAGTTCGACGTTGCGCCTGCTGCGGGTGCGTTGCTCACATGGTCTGGCGAGTTCGACATCTGGGTCCGATTCTCTCAGGACTATCTGCCTTTCACCTTGGACAATCCAGACGCCACGAATGGGTCGATCAGCTTGCTGGAAGTTCCGCCGCCTGAGCCGGGGTCTTAATGCCTAAGAACATCCCGGCGCAACTCCTGTCCGACATGCGGCAGGGGGAGACAACCCTTTGCGGCTTGATCCGTATTGACCCGGTGCAGCCCGGTGTGCCTTCGTATGGTGCGGCGCTCCTAGATGTGCCGGTCGCCTACGACGATGGCATCTCTGAGCTTGTCTATCAGGCGATGATCGGCGGCCAGCCGTCCACGCTGGTGTTCGGCAGCGATCTAGCCGTAGACGGTGGCGAGGCAACCAGCCTGCTGCCCGAGTTCGACGTTCCGGTATCAGAGGCGGACATTGTCGCTGGCGCGTACGACTTCGCCCGGTTCACGCTCTACAAGGTGAACTATCGGAACCTTGCGGCGGGCCACGAGGTGGTGGCCCACGGCACGCTCGGCCGCTTCACTGTCAACGACGATGGCCTCTCCTTCACGAAGGAGCTGCGGGGGCTGACGCAGAAGCTCAAGCAATCGCTGACCGAGAAGTGGTCGCTCGGTTGCCGCGCGACCTTTGGCAGCCAGCCCGGTGGACCTGACCGCTTCCCGTGCATGTATGACACGGACCCGTTGTGGCAAGAGGCCGTGGTGGAGTCGGTCGGGCTGGAGAACACCCGGACCCTCATCACGTCTGGCCTCACGCCGCCCTTTGGCGGAGCGCCGGGGATGCTGCGCTGGCTCACTGGCAGGAACGCCGGGCGGACGTACGAGGTCGAGGACTTCACGGACGCGGCTGGCGTGCAGACCATTGGACTCGCGTTCAACACCATGTTCCCGATCCAGGTTGGCGACGAGTTCGAGCATCGCGACGACTGCCCCAAGACCCCCGAGGCATGCAAGGCGCGAAACAACTGGCAGTGGTATCGGGGTGAATCGAAGATCCCGGTTTCCGACGCCGGACAGATCGCCGTTCCAGGCGCTTCGGCCGGCATTGGTACCGGCGCCGCCGTCACTACGGAATACCAGCCCGAATGAGCCGACTTGCAGACGCCGCGCGAGCCTACATCGGCACGCGCTTCAAGCACCGTGGGCGGAGCAGGCGAGGGATCGATTGCGCGGGGCTGGTCAAGGTCGCCTATGCGGATTGTGGCGTCGATCTCCCCGACTACCTCCTCTACGGCAGGGAGCCGCATCGGGACGGCCTCACCGCACGGATCACGGCCGCTCTTGGAGAGCCGGTCCATGTGGCCCCAGTGCAGATGGACCAGTTGCAGGACGGCGACGTGATCGTCCTGCGCTACGAGGTCGAGCCTCACCACGTCGCCATCGTCAGCGAGCGCGACTATGCCGGGCAGTCCGTGCGGACGCTGATCCACGCGGACGGCTGGGGTCCGCAGGTGCCGGGCGCAAGTTCACCCGGAAGCGTCCACGAACACCGCCTCCACCCCTCCTTCCTTAACCAGATCACCCACGTGTACCGGAGGCCTGTCTAATGCGTCAGGTACTCCCTATCGCGGGTGCAGTTGTCGGCTCGTTCTTCGGCGCGCCGCAGCTCGGCTTTGCTATTGGCTCGCTGATCGGCAATGCCGTTGCCCCTTTGGAGATCGAGGGCAGCAAGGTTGGGGACAACCCGATGCAGACCGCGTCGGAGGGCGGCGCACGGGCCATCGTGTTTGGCACCGGATGCGTGCGCGCAACATGCTTGCTGGAGCGCGGCAATCGGCACGTCCAGAAGGTCAAGGAGCGGGGCGGCAAGGGCGGGCCTGTCACGGTCAACGAGCGTGTCTACTGGACGTTCGCCGTTGGCTTGGGAGAGGCCATCCCCGGCGGCGCGATCATCCGCATCTGGGAGGGGGAGAAGCTTGTTTATGACGCTTCGCCCGACTCAGCCATTCCAGCCGAGACCACCGAGTTTGCGAAGAAGTTCCGCTTCTACGACGGCAGCGAGGATCAGCTCCCAGACCCCGCGCTCGAAGCTATCCACGGAATCGGCAACGCGCACTACTACCGGGGCACCGCCTATGTCGTGTTCCCCAACTACGACCTGACCGACTACCGCGAGCAGATCCCGGTGTATCGGTGGGAGGTTGCAAGCGCCGTGGACGTGGAGCCGATCATCGGTTCCAGCGTGGTCGCCTCTCGCAACTTCGATTCTGACCCAGCCTGCGCGCAGGCTTACATCTGGAATGACGAACTCCGGTTTCTTGAGGGTCAGCCGCTAACACCTATCGGTGGCACCTACCGCGTCCGTACCGTTGATCAAGCGCTCCAGGACGTGTCCACCGCAGCCGTTACCTGGAAAGGCGGCGGACCCTTTGAGGGAGTGATGACGCCGGTCGCGGCTGATGGCGCCGGGCATCTCTTCTACAAGGGGCCTACCAATAACTATCCGGCAAGAATGGCCCTAAACGGTGTGCATACCGGCTACTACCTGCCAACTGATGCGCCCTCCCCAAACTGGTGGGGCTTTGAAAGCGGATCGCTCCAAGCAATGAGCGGCCATGTGTGGTTTGGCGATTCCAGCGGGGGCGCCGGATCTTTGTATATGGCGGTTCGCAGCTCATCGGGGGGGGGGAGTTACGAAAGGCGCCTACTGAGATTCACAGCATCGCCTTCCGGTGAGACATCGCAGATTGCGCTCGTTACGGGCGTTGGCGGTGTGGACCAGCCGTTTCTTTGGATGACGCGCTCCCGGGATGGGAACATCTGGGTTCTGGGGACCGACGATAAACTAAGACGATATGACGCGACGCTGACATTGCAGGAGGCGATTGACGTTCCCGGGGGCGTCGGTGACGGCCTGATCGGCATCGGTGTTGACGATAATGTGATTGCCTTCGTTAGGCACGTCGCGGGGGCACGTCGAGTCGAGTTCCGCCTGATCAACACGTGGGAGCATATCCGCACAGTCTCTGGCATCGACGCGTCATCGAACTATCCGGTCAGAGTTCTGTTTACAGACCAGTCCTGCTTCGTACAGATCGGGGCTTGGGTTGGCAGGATTCCCTATCAGGTCGCGCGGGCTAGTCCAGAGAAGATTGCGCTATCACAGATACTCACATCTCTGCACCTTCGGGCCGGGCACGAATTCTCGGACTTTGACGTCGCCGACTGCGTGGAACTAGTTGCCGGAGTGGTGTTCGAGTCGACTGTAACGTTCGCTGAGTCTATAAACTCTCTCATCGGCTCCTACTTCAAGGACGCCTCCGAGTACGACAAGAGCATTCACTACATCAGCCGTGGCAAGCCTGTCGTCCGCACGCTGACCGAGGACGACCTGACAGACGAGCCAGAGAGTAGCCGCCGCGAGAACGCCATCGAGTACCCGCGCAAGCTTCACTACTTCTTCCAGTCTCCGATCACCCACTACGCGGCAACCAAGGCAACAAGCGCCCGCAGTAGCCCGGATGTCCACGTGATCGGCGAGGCGTCAGTTTCGTCGCCGATCACCTACAACGACCCGGACGAGCCAGCGCAAGTCTCAGCCAAGCTGCACAAGGTCTACTGGGCCGATGCCGAGGGCGAGATCGTGTGGCACGTGAGCGACGAACACGCCGATCTGGTGCCGGCGGATTGCGTTGGTCTGAGCCTTCGGGGAGTCGTTCGTCGCGCCCGGGTCACGTCCATTGAGGACGATCCGGGCGTGCGCAAGCTGACCATGCGCATAGACCGCCAGAGCGCGTACACGTCCAACGTCACGGGCATTCCGCTGCCGCCGGCAACGCCTCCGCGCCCGTCGATCATCGCCCCGTCCGTGGGCCTGACGCTCGACATCCCAGCGCTGACCGATGATTCGGACGATCTGCACTATCTGCGCGCGATCAGCGGGATGACCGACGTGTGGGCTGGGGCCGTCGATCAGAGGTCGCTGGACGGCGGTGCGTCGTTCAGCTCGATCAACACGGTGGGGCAGGGGGCGGTTATTGGGCTGTTGCAATCCAGCGTCACGCCGGCCAGTCCACATTTCACCGACACGACCAACCGAATCGTTGTAGACCTGTTCGCTGACGACGAGATCGAGTCGATCAGCCAGCAGCAGTTCCTGTCCGAGGGCGGGGCATTCGCCCTGTCCTATACGGAGGCCGGCGTGCGCAAGTGGGAGCTGTGCCAATACCGGGACGCCGAACAGGACGAGGACGGGAACTGGGTCCTGTCCATGCTGCATCGTGGGAGGCTGAACACCGATGCTGCGGGACACGAGGTCGGCGAGTATTTCGTCCTCCTCGATGAGGCCGTGCTGCGCAACGCCGCCCAGTCGGCTTGGCTTGGGCAGGAGCTTGTTCACCGCGCCGTGTCCAATGGCCTTTCCCCAGAGACGGCATCGACCGAGACGACGACGTACACGGGTCAGTCGCAGCGCGAGTTCCCGCTTGCGCACGTGGGCTTGGCGCTGGGTGGCGACAACCTCACGGTGCACGTCGTCCCGCGCCACCGTTTCGGCACTGATGACAACCCGCTGCGTTCGATCAACTGGACGGGCTACCGCATCGCCGCGACCGACGGCGCAAACTCCGCCACCTACGACACGACCGCCGATCTGACCGAGATTGACGTTTCCGGGTGGTCCGGGCCGATCACCGTGGCCGTCGCCCAAGTGAACCGCATTACCGGCCCAGGGCCAACAGTTACGGAGAGTACCGCAGCATGAGTAAGCCGCTCACCCCCTACGACCGCTGGCTGTCTGGCACGAACCAGAACAGCATTCCGGCCAATGACAATTCCCTGCGCGACGAGATCTTTAACACGGATGGAATTTCGGACAGCGTGGAAGCGCAGCCGGCAAGCCCGAGTGATGGGGACTGGTACATCATCCCTAGTGGCGCCACCGGCTCGCAGTGGTCCGAATTCGATGCTGATTCGGTCGCGATCTTCTACGGCGGGACGTGGTACGAGTTCGTCCCGGCGGACGGGAACATCGTAACGGTCGATGGCGACTTCTTCATCTACGATGAGGCCACGGGATGGGAGGCAGTGACGATCCCGGCGTCTGCGGCAGCGGAGGATGTGAGCTACGACAACGCGAGTTCGGGCCTCGAAGCAGACAACGTACAGGACGCGCTTGACGAGCTTGCGGCAGGCAGCGGGTCAGCCCCGACCGCCTACACCATCGTTACCCAGGCGTCCGCGTTCACCGCGACCCCGGGCACGCACGACGGCCTGTTCCGCTACATTCGCGCAGGCGGAGACGTGACCTTCAACAGTTCGCAGGCGTACACGGCCGGCATGGTGTTCAACATCAGGGCGACCGGGGCCGTCACTTTAGTGGGGGCCGGCGTAACCCTCACGCCCCCGGCAGGCGGGACGCTTGGCATGACCGCTGGCATGTCCGTGCAGGTTGTGATGACCAGCTCCACGGCTGGCGACGTGATCGGCCAGACGGTGGCGGCGTGATCGGGTTCTACTCTGCGGGGGCGATGGGTTCTGGGGTCGCGCCATCGCTCCCCGGCCTGTTCAAAGTGGTGCTTTACACTGGTAACGGCAGCTCTACGCGAACGATTGATGCTGGCATCGATATGTCAGGGGGTGGGATTGTGGAGATCCGCCCGAGGACGGCGAACGACGGCGCCTATATCTTCAGCGACGGTCTAGTCTCGCCATTGGTCGTCCCGCTTAGCGCGACCACTGCCGCATCTTCAGCTGCGGCCAGCCTCACCTCATCCGGGGTAGACCTGACAGACGCTACCTACAACGTTAACGGGCGGCCATACGTAGCTTTCTTCTATAAGAAGGCGGCAAGGTTTCTCGACGTGGTGCCGTACACGGGCAATGGCACGAACAGAACGATCGCTCACGCCCTTGGCGTCGCTCCTGGCTTCTTGATGGTCCGTCGAGCGAATGGCACAGGTTCCATGCAGGCATACCACGTGGCTCTCGGCGCGAACACGCGGCGAGTCATGACCGGCAATCCTAGTTCATCCAACGATCTGTCCGCATGGGCAAACACTGCGCCAACGTCTACGGTGTTCTCGCTAGGCGCATCGACGCTGACGAACCAGAACTCCGCCGCGATGTGGGCTTTCCTATGGGCGGACGACACGGAAAGTGGCGGTGCGGTCAGGGCGTTCAGCTATACCGGCAACGGCACGACGCCCGGGCCAGCCGTTTCTCTTGGCTGGCAACCCGAGTATGTGATGTGCGGACGCAACGGTACGACCTTTGCATACCAGATGGATCAGGTTAGGTCGCCTGGATTCAGCGGGAGTGATGCGTTCTTGCAGTTCGGCTCAGCGAATGCAGAGGGTTCCACTGATGTTATTGTGGCTCTGGAGACGGGGGGGGTGTCATTCCCCGGATCCACTGCCCTGAACGGTTTGGGGGTGCAGTACTATGGGATCGCGATCCGCGTTCCGTAGGACTTCCCCGACACCCAGCCGCGCCGCCGTCCGATAGCGCGGCCCCTGCCGCCCGGGCAATCTACCTTCGCAGCAACGCCCGGTGCCACTAGGCCATCCAGCCGTGCGGCCCCTCGCAGGGATGCGGGGGGTGCTGCGTTAACGGTGCAGGCTCGCCGGCTTCAGCTGCGTGTACCGCTTCAATGACTTCCAGTCCTTGTGGCCGGTGACCATCGCCACCTCCTGAATCTGG